TCCTAAGCAGAAAGAAACTAAAGGTTCAAGCAAGGCAGACGTCTTAGCAGACCTTGACATCTCAGGAATGACTGTGCAAGAGATTGCTGATGATATCGGCAAAACAGTAAGAGGCGTTAAAACAATGTTAACCAGAAGAGGTTTAACTTGTGCTGATTACAATGGTGCAGCTAGAAAAGAAATAGTTTAACTAGCAATATTTAGCGGGGGAGTGCAACACTCCCCCTTTTTTGAGAGAGATTAATGAATATTGCAAGTGCTTTACTAAAACAACTTATTGTACAACAAGACCTAGATACTTGGGCTCAGCTGAAGGATATATACCTTCCAAATGAGTACCGAGGGATTTTTAACGTCTTGGAAAAGCACGTTGACAATTATCAATCTCTCCCAACATTTGAACAACTATCTTTTGAAATAAGAGATAAAAATACACAAGAAAAACTCTCCGCTATTGAATCCGTAGAAGTAGATGTCGATGCAGACATGCTACTAGATTATCTAAAAAATGAATTTACACAAGTAGAAATATTAGATGAACTTGACAAGTATGTTGATAAAACGGTTACAATGGCAAGTGCAGAAGAAAATATAGAACAATTACAAGAAATAGTTCTAAAGGTAAGTGATAAGGTTGATGTAACTCCACCTTCAGAAAGTATGCAAACAATCACACTATTTGAAGATGATGAACAAAGAGCGAAGTATTTATCTTTAGGACTCAACACGGATTACGATTCGAGAGTCAAATTTTCACCAAAAGATTTGGTGTTAGTTGGTGGACGACGAGGTTCAGGTAAGTCTTTAACTTCCTGTAATCTTGCAGTTAATGTTTATGAAGGTGGCAGAAGTGCTATCTACTTTACTATCGAGATGGACAGCCGATCCATTCTGCAAAGAATGTGTTCAATCTCTACAAGAGTTCCATTTACAAATATTCGTGACAAGAGCATGAATACAGAAGAATGGAATCTCGTAGCAGGTTGGTGGGCAGGTCGTTTCGAAGGTGGACATGAACTTTTGAAAGAATATGAATTAAATCGAGATTTTGACGAATTTCATAGGAAACTAGTAAAGAATGAACTTAACAAAGAGAAACAGATTGATGTAGTATACGATCCAGCCCTCACTCTCTCAAAAATTCAAAGCGAACTCGATAAGAGGGTAAGTCGACAAGACGTAGGTATCGTTATAGTAGACTATCTGAACCAAGTCCGTCGCCACAATGCTCCAAGTCGTAATGGTCAGTATGATTGGACTGAACAAATAGAAATCAGTAAAAAACTAAAAACTTTTGCGCAAGAGTATGAAACTTTAGTATTTGCACCCTATCAAACAGATGCTAGTGGAGAGGCTAGATTTGCAAAGGGTATTCTTGATGCTGCGGATGCAGCTTACTCTCTAGAAACATGGCAACCAAAAGATAAGTGTATGACGTTCAATTGTACAAAAATGAGAAATAATGAAGTAGAAGGATTTTCAAGTGAAATAGATTGGAAATCATTAAAGATAGGCCCAAAGAGTATGCTTACTCCTCTTGAAAAAGAAAAAATGAGAGAAGATATGGGATTGGGTGAAGGAGAAGAAGTACAGGAGATATAATGTTAATGTATACAGAAAAACAGTTAGAAGAAGCCTATGCTATCTTTGTGTATGCTCTAGTAAAGATTAGAAACGCACAAAAGATTCTAGTGGAGATACCTCAATTAGAAGAGTTTAGAAACATCTATGAAGAAGGGTGGGAAGAAATATTAAATGATGAGTGGTATTTTGATGGCGACGATAGTACAAGACATTAATAAGTTAAGAACCATGTCCGAAGACTGGAATGGTTCAATAAAACAATTAGAAGAAATAGTTAATAAACTAGGTGCCGCTATGGAAGAACATAACGGAGTAGGGATATCAGCTATACAAATAGGATTACCTTATAGAATATTTTTAGCAGGAGATAAAGAAAATGCTGAATTAGTTATGAATCCTAAAGTTATAGAAAGAAGTCCTTTTAGAAAAGCAGATTGGGAAGGTTGTTTAAGTTGCCCAGACTGTATGGTAAAAGTAAAAAGGTCAAAAACTATAACCTTAGAATATACATCTGTAAGGGAAGGTAAATTTGTCAAAGTTAAGAGAAAATTTGTAGACTTTGATGCAAGAGTAGTTCAACATGAATTAGATCATTTGAACGGATTTTTAATTATAGATAGAGGAAAAGTATATAGACCATGATAGATTTTATTTTAGGTATGATATTCATGCTTGTATTACAGGCAGGAATAACTATTGGATACCTATACTTAAGTGGTTGGTGGGATTAACATTTGGGGCTGTAGCTCAGTTGGGAGAGCATCTGCTTTGCACGCAGAGGGTCGGGGGTTCGAATCCCTTCAGCTCCACCAGATTTTAAGATTATGACAGTAGAAGAATTATTAGCAGAAGAAAGAATACCATTTAAAGTCTCGCCCGCAGACTTTATAGTCAAGTGCCTAAATCCCGAGCATGATGACTCTAATCCTAGTATGCGGATTGATAAAATCACAGGAGTATATAATTGTTTCTCCTGTGGTTATAAGGGCAATATCTTTAAATTATTTGATAAACCAAGTAATAGAATGGATATTAAAAGAGAAAGAGTCAAACAAACAATAGATAGAAAAAGGTCAGAAACTGTAGGATTGCAACTACCTACAGAAATGATGCCGTATGTTGGTAATGAAAGAAATATAAGACCTGAAACTTACAAAAAATTTGAAGCATTTGTAAGTTTAAACTCTCCATTCAAAGAGAGAATAGTTTTTCCAGTTAGAGATATTACAGGAAAGATAGTTGCGTTTAACGGAAGACTGAAGATGAACAGTCACATTAAAGATCAACCAAAGTATATATTTCATCCACCTAGAGTACAACTTCCCTTATATCCTTATAAGATAGAGCCAATTAAAGGTAGAGTTATTTTAGTGGAAGGAATATATGATGTAATTAATTTACACGATAAAGGATTAACAAATGCTCTTTGCTGTTTTGGAGTGTCCAATGTAACTCCAGAAAAACTACAACTTCTAAAAATGAAGGGAGTAGAGCAAATAGACATATTTTTTGACCCTGATGAAGCAGGAATGACAGCTACAGAAAAAGTTCAAGAAATTTGTGAAAAAGAAGATTTAAAACACTATCATATAAAAATCCCTCCTGAGCTGGGAGATGCAGGCGCATTAAACAAAACAATGGTAGACAGATTAAAGGATAGATTATATGGCTTATAAGTGGGAGTGGAGATTAGAACACTTACAGTTTATTCATAAAGCTGTACAGGCAGACAAAGGTGTTGCATGGGTAAAACGTAACTGGCCAAGCGAATGGCAAGAAGAAGATGAACTTGGTGCAGGGGCTAGAACTACAGACGCTTTTCGACCTCAGTATGACCAACTTAAGTATAAATTCAGTAGTGCAGAAGAAAAGTTCTACTATAAACAAAAGAATGAAAGATGGACAGAAGAAATGAAAGAAGCTCTTATAGAAGCTTCTCACATTTGTGAAGGCAATTTAAAAGAAACAACTGAATTATATAATACTTTAGACTACCCTAATAGAACAGTTATGTCCTTAACCCAAATGATTAGTAGATTACAGCAAGAAGGTAGACTTCCTATGTGGAATACAAGTAGATCACATGTTAAAAATGATTGGATAAAAATTATAAAATCACATGGATTTGAAGTGCTTGAAGATTATGGCAAAGTTTCAGCTAGAAAAGTAGTAAAATTAAAATGTGATTTTGGACATACTTTTGAACAGTCAATTGCTTCACTCGGAGAAGGAGGTAAACCTGCTTGTGGATTTTGTGCTGCAGCGGGGTCGATGTCACTTGCAGAACTAGAGCATAGTGAATATGGAAAAATTCCCTGCAAACTTTACATAGTAAAATTTATAGATGCAGTAAAAGTAGGTATAACAAGCAAGACTCCCAAGGAAAGAGGAGGAGCATGGCCAGACTTTACAGTGCTTGAATTAATTGAAACAACTTACTTTCATGCAAGACGAATTGAAGCGTATTTACATAATTCGCTTCCTCGTATACCAATGTACGAACCATTAAGAGGTAATGGTGGAACAGAGTGTTTTGAACTAAACCACGAAGAAACACTTTTAAAACTGGCGATAGAAGAAAAAACCAAATTATTTGAAGATGCAAAAAATAATACTTGACAAAAGGTCAAAATTAAAGTATAATATACAATATGAGAATTTTAAAAGAACACATAAACGGCAACTATATTTGGAAAGATAGAAGCCCTGAAGGACTACCAAGATGGGTAGTAACCTGCAAAGACGGATCAACAAAGATATTCAACTGTAATTGGTACAAATATGACCAAGTAGTTGATATACTAATAGGAGAAAAATGAGAATAGCAATAGTAGAATCAAAACCAAGTAGAAATAAGTATTTTGAACTTTTTAACAATAAGTTCGAGTTTGATTCATATGCTTTATGCTCAAACCCTCAGGTCAAAAAAGTATTGAAACGAGATGTTGATATAGTTTTTAATCCTGACGATTATGATTGGGTTATACTTGTTGGCTCAGAAGCCTTAAAGTTTTATACAAAAATAAACTCAGTCACAGAATATTCTGGAAGAATTGTAGATGGTAAATTTTTACCTGTAATTAATCCAGCAATGCTTGCCTTTAAACCAGAGGCAAAGAAGTCTTGGGAAGAATCAAGAGATAATATTATAAAGTATATTTCTGGAGAACTCAAGCAAGAAGCTCTTGGAGAAGATGAAATCTTTGGTATTACTGAGAGTGAAAAGCTACACTCGTTTCTACAAGATGCAATCGATCATGAGAATGAATACATTGCACTTGACTCAGAGACTACAAGTTTATATCCTCGTGATGGGTATATGCTTGGAATTAGTTTAGCTTATAAACAAAATCATGGTGCATACATACTTACAGACTGTATTGATGAAAAAGCAGAAACAATGCTACAAGAACTTTTTAATAAGAAAAGAGTAATCTTTCATAATAGTAAGTTCGATATCGCATTCTTTAGATATCACTTTGGATTTAAGTTTCCAAACTTCGAAGATACAATGCTTATGCACTACACACTTAACGAGAATCCAGGCACTCACGGCCTAAAACAACTCGCACTTAAATTTACTCCTTTTGGAGATTATGAAAAAACCATGTACGAGTGGATAGACGCATATCGTAAGCGTAATGGATTGCTCAAAGATGACTTCACTTGGGATATGATTCCCTTTGATGTGATGAAAGACTACGCTGCTTATGATGCAGTTTGTACCTTTCTTATTTACGAAAAGTTTTTACCACACTTAGAAAATAACTCTCGACTTATGGGAGTTTACAAAAACATTCTACTTCCTGCGACAGAATTTCTTCTCGATGTAGAGAGTAATGGAGTTCCTTTTGATAGGGACAGACTTATGAAATCAACGGTGCTGATGCAAGAAGAAATTGATGAAGCAGTCAACTCACTCTATACTTATCCAGAAGTAGAACAATTTGAAAAGTTTCAAGGTAAAGACTTTAACCCCAACAGCACAATGCAACTTCGTGCTTTACTTTTTGATTTTATTGGTCTTAAACCTACAGGTAAAAAGACTGGTACAGGAGCAGATAGTACAGATGCAGAAGTCCTTGGACAACTCGCAGAAGAACATCCTGTTCCTCAACTTATACTTGATATAAGACAAAAAGTAAAAATTAAGTCTACTTACTTAGATAAAATTATACCTGCTCTTGACCGTGATGAAAGACTCAGAACTGGGTTCAACCTTCATGGCACAACTAGTGGTAGGTTGTCTAGTAGTGGTAAGATGAATATGCAACAGATTCCTCGTGACAATCCAATTGTCAAAGGATGTATTCGAGCCTCAGAAGGTAAGAAAATAGTTGCAATGGACTTAACTACGGCGGAGGTGTATTGTGCTGCGGTTCTTGCTAATGATAAAGCACTTATGAAAGTATTCCAAGATGGTGGAAACTTTCATAGTAATATTGCAAAAATAGTATTCGGACTGCCTTGTGATGTAGAAGATGTAGCAAAATACTACGCCACTGAAAGACAAATGGCAAAAGCTGTTACTTTCGGTATTATGTATGGAGCAGGTCCGAAAAAGATTAGTGAGCAAGTTACAAAAGACTCAGGTAAATATTTTAGTACCTCAGAAGCTAAAGAAGTGATTGATGATTACTTTCGACAGTTTCATGGTCTTAAAAAGTGGTTAGATGATAGTAAGAAGTTTATTCAAAAGAATGGAACTATATATAGTTTCTTTGGCAGAAAGAGAAGATTACCAAATGTTAAATCAACTGACCGAGCAATCGCTGCTCATGAAGTTCGATCTGGTATTAATTCACTTGTTCAATCTGTAGCTTCAGATGTAAATTTATTAGGTGCTGTTGATGCCCATAAAGAAATATCTGAAAGAGGATATGAGAAAAATATGAGAATATTTGCTCTAGTTCATGACTCAATTCTTGCAGAAGTTGATGATGATTACATTCAAGAGTATCAAGACATACTTTTAAGAAATGTTCAGAAAGATAGAGGACTTTCAATACCTGACTGTCCAATCGGTTGCGACTTTGAGATTGATGAAGATTACAGCATGGGTAAGTTCGCTGCTAAGTATGAAACTGCATGATATTAAGTTTCCTATTTATGTTCTTCATTCTGATGAAGTAGAAGAAAGAGATGGGCTATTATTCTGTGACACACAGATAGTAGATGATAAAAACATGACTGGCCAAACTCTTGGTCAAAGAAGATTACAAAGTCCTCACAAAAATCTATATCAACTTAGATATATGATTGAGGACTTTCGTGGTCTGTGTAAGCATAGAGGTAGATTCTTTATAGATACCTATGGAAAATTTTTCCGATATACAAAAAACAAAAAAGTAGATATTAAATTTAAAAAGATAGAAAGACAAAATAAAAAAGATGTAGCAACACTTATATGGATAGAGAATATACCTTTTCCATTTGAAGAAAAAAGACCTGTAAAAGGAAAATATGCAGGAGTTGCTTATATAGATGGTCGACCTTCTTTCATATATGAGTATAGTAATGAAAAGAAGAAAGATACATGGAGAAAGATATGAGACAAGTACTTAATTACCCTTTTTGGTATTCAGAAGATAGAATACCTGTAGAAGCATGTGAACAGATTATAGAGATGGGTAAAAACTTAGATATAGAAGAAGCAGGAATTTATACACCTGATTCAAAAGACAAAGGAATAGATGGAACATACAGAAAAACTAATGTTGCTTGGTTTCCAGATGCTCACCCAGTAGAACAAATTATACAAAGTTATGTTTCTATAGCAAATATAGATACAGGTTGGAACTTTACGATTACGAATAAAGAGCCTGTGCAGTTTGGAGAGTATAAAACTCGTTATTTTTATAACTGGCATAGAGATGTAACTAATACACCTGGAACAGTGAATAGAAAATTATCAGTTTCTGTAAATTTATCTAATCCTAAAGATTACGAAGGTGGAAACTTACAAATTAAAAGTTATTGGGGAACAGAAGTTTTAGATACTCCTGTAGACTTAAGACTGCAAGGTACTGTAATAGTATTTCCTTCCGCTCTTACTCATAGAATTTCTCACGTAAAAAGAGGGACTCGTTACTCCTTAGTACAATGGTATAGCGGCCCAGAGTTTACATAAATAATAAATGAAGGCAGTTTTAAGAAATAGAATATTCATGGAAGTAGATGCTTCGTTACAGTCTAAACTTGACGAAGAACTGACTTATGCTATACCTCCAAGAAATCCATTAGACCCACCTTTCATTATAAAGAATATGGGCATAGTTAGAAAAGGTTTAGTTACTTTACCTATCGGAAGAACGGATTTAATACCAGAAGATTACGAAATAATCGATAAGCGTGTTGACTCACCAATAGAAGGTTTTGATTTTAAGTTTACTTTACGACCTTCGCAACAGTCGGTATATGACGATGTCAATGACAGTTGTATAGTTAACGCGTGGGTTAGTTGGGGAAAGACATTTACAGCTTTAGCTATCGCAAATAAGTTAAAACAAAAAACACTTATCGTAACACACACTTTAGCGTTACGATCACAGTGGGAAAAAGAAGTAAAAAAAGTCTTTGGGGTTATACCTGGAATCATAGGAAGTGGGCAATTTGATATTGACCATTCTTTTGTAGTAGGTAATGTACAAACTCTATATAGAAGAATAGACGATATAAAAAACGTTTTTGGAACAATTATACTAGATGAAATGCACCATGTGAGTAGCCCTACGTTTACTCGCATTGTAGACGCTAGTAATGCAAGATATAAAATTGGTTTAACAGGAACAATGGAGAGAAAAGATGGACGTCATGTTATCTTTCGTGATTACTTCAATACAAATGTGTATAAACCACCAAAAGAGAATTACTTAGTACCAAAAGTACATACTGTTAAGTCAGGAATAAGATTCCCAGATGGTGCAAACACACCTTGGGCTTCTCGTATAAATGCAATCGCATATAACTGGGAGTACCAAAATATGATGGCATTACTAGCTGCCAAGTATGCTGCACAAGGGCATAAAGTGCTAGTAGTATCAGATAGAGTTGATTTTCTAAAACAATGTCATAGACTTGTGGGAGATAATTCTATTTGTGTAACTGGAGAAGTTCCACACGAAGAAAGACCTAAGATGATAAAAGGAATTTTTGGAGAAAAAGATATTTTATTTGGAACACAGAGTATCTTCTCAGAAGGTATATCTGTAGACTGTCTTAGTTGTTTAATTTTAGCAACTCCAGTAAATAACGAGCCCTTACTTACACAGCTTGTCGGTCGTATTATAAGAATTCATGAGGATAAACCTCAACCCATTATAGTTGATATCCATCTTGAAGGTAAAACAGCTAGACGTCAGGCTAATGCGAGAATGGGGTATTACATGAAACAAGGTTATGAAGTTGAAACGATATGAGCATCGAAAAATACTTCTTGACATTAGGTTAAATTTTTGATATAATGATACTCTATAATTGGAAAAAGATAAGAAAAGAAGCAAAAGGAAAAGTTGGTGACATAGTTACCATTCTTTACATTTTGACTTATCGAAAGGAACCTCCAATTAATAGAAATGATAGAAGATTTAAGTTTTGGACAAAAAGCTTCCATGGAGATAGTTTTTTATTGAATCCTGAACCTTTGCTCATTCAAAGAAATAGGTACTCAGACGTGGAGATTGCGCAATATGCAGGTATCGCTTCACTCCGTAATTATTTTGAGTATCAAAAAAGAAAAGATACCACACTGGACTTTCTTCACTTTACTGGGGAGAAAGATATTATAACAAAAAATAGACTACTATGGATTGAAAATGATAGAATACATTTTAAATTTGAAGAAGTTACTAAAGGAGAAATGCAATGGCATTAACATTTAATAAATTAAAGGGCGAAGCCCAAAAAGGAAAAATCGAGAGCTACACTTATGTAGAAGGAGATAACACAGTACGTTTAGTTGGTGATGTATGCGCAAGATACGTTTACTGGCTAAAAGGAGAGAATGATAAAAATGTTCCTTTCGAGTGTTTATCTTTTGATAGACAGAAAGAAGCGTTTACTAATATCGAAAAAGATTGGGTAAGAGAATATTATCCAGATATGAAATGCACATGGTCATACGCTATTCAGTGTATACATGGCGGTAAAGTAAAAGTTCTTAATCTTAAAAAGAAATTACTTGAGCAAATCATACTAGCAGCTGAAGATTTAGGCGATCCTGCCGACCCAGAAACAGGTTGGGACGTGTACTTTAAAAGACTTAAGACTGGTCCAATGGCTTACAATGTGGAGTATCAATTACAACCACTTAAGTGTAAATCAAGACCACTAACAGATGAGGAGAAAGAACTTATCTCTGAACTTAAGTCAATGGACGAAGTCCTACCAAGACCTACTGCTGACGCACAAAAAGAACTATTGGACAGAATCAGAAGTGGTTCTGCTAATTCTGATGCGGATGAAGTAATTAATGAGGAATTTGACATCTAATGTTAGGAATAGGCGATAAATTTCCAGAGTTTGAACTCAATGGCATAGGGTCTGGCAGACAAGACCCTATAAATGACTTTATTCAAGTCAAAAGCTGGGATTTAAAAGATTGGTCAGTTATTTACTTTTACCCAAAAGACTTTACATTTATTTGTCCTACTGAAATTGTGGGAATGGATAAGTTACTACAAGAAACAAGTGAAGTAATTGGTATTAGTGGTGACAATGAGTTTTGCAAATATGCTTGGAAAATGCAAGATGAACATTCAGAATTATATGCAGTAGAACACCCCCTCGCAGCTGACTGCGGTCTTAAATTAGCTAGAGAGTGTGGAGTTGTTGATGAGAAAAATGGAGTTTGTTATAGAGCAACATTTATACTTGACCCTGAGGGCTTTATTGCACATGTTTCTGTGAATCGCGATGATACAGGTAGAAATGCAGATGAAATATTAAGGACATTACAAGCACTTAAGGCAGGTGGACTGACTGGGTGCGCGTGGAATCCGGGGGATGAATTTGTAGCATGATTTTATTTACAGCAGACTGGCATATAAAGCTAGGACAGAAGAATGTACCTATGCCTTGGGCATGCTCAAGATACGAGTTATTTTTTCAACAAATCGAAGAAGCTGTAGAAAAACACGATATAAAATTACATATCATTGGAGGGGACTTGTTTGATCGAGTCCCTTCAATGGATGAACTTACTTTGTATTTTGATTTTGTAAAAAATACAAAAGTACAGACAATAATATATGACGGCAATCATGAAGCTACTAGGAAACATAAAACATTCTTTGATAATTTAATAAGAGTAACAAAAGAATTAAACCCTCTAGTAACTGTGGTTACAGAAACATATTATCAAGATGATTGGTGTATATTACCATATGCTGACTTGCACAGAAAAGGAAGTATAGAAGACATAGATGCTGATTATTTATTTACACATGTACGTGGAGAGATTCCACCACATGTAACACCAGAAGTAAACTTAGAAAGATTTGACAAGTTTAAAACGGTTTTTGCAGGAGACTTACATGCTCACGAGAATACTCAAAGAAATATTGTGTATCCTGGAAGCCCTATGACTACGTCATTTCATAGAAACGAAGTTAAAACTGGTTATTTAGTAATTGATAGCGATTGGAACTGGACATGGCATGAATTTAACTTGCCACAGTTAATTCGTAAGACAGTTACAAGTACAGAAGAAATGGTGCAAACTGAATGGCACCATACAATTTACGAAGTAGAAGGAGATGTTTCAGACCTGAGCGGGGTCAAAAATTCAGAACTACTTGATAAGAAAGTTATCAAGAGAAAAACAGAAGCAACTCTCATACTTGACAAAGAAATGACAATCGAGGAAGAGTTAGGGGAATATCTCTCCTACATACTTGAACTTGATGAAGATAAAGTTAAAAAAATTATAGGAGTATTCAGTGATCACGCTAGAGAAGCTAACATGGAGTAATTGTTTTAGTTACGGCTCAGACAATGAAATAGAACTTAACGACAACACTTTGACACAACTTATCGGCACAAATGGTGCTGGTAAATCTTCTATACCTCTAATTTTAGAGGAAGTTCTATTTAACAAAAACTCCAAAGGTATTAAAAAAGCAGATATTGCAAATAGAACTGTAAATAATGGGTATGATATTGCTCTTGATTTTACAGTAAACGAAGACTCTTATCACATTGACGTGGTTAGACGTGCAAATATTAAAGTTAAATTGCTTAAAAACGGTGAGGATATTTCTTCGCACACCGCGACAAATACCTATAAAACATTAGAAGAAATTATTGGGATAGACTTTAAGACTTTTTCACAGATTGTCTATCAAAACACCAATGCAAGTTTACAATTTCTTACGGCCACCGACACAAACCGTAAGAAGTTTTTGATTGATTTATTACAGTTAGATAAGTATGTATCTTATTTTGATGTATTTCGTGAATTATCTAGAACCCTTGGTTCCGATGTTGCACGAGTAGATGGGAAAATTGCAACTATTGAAAAATGGTTAAAAGACAATAAATTGGAAGATACATCACTATTATCAAAAATGGATTTACCAAAATATTCAGAAGAAGATGGAAAAACTTTACGTTCATTACAAATAGAGTTTGAAAATATCTCCGAAAATATCAAAAAAATTAATCAAAATAATTATTATAAAAAGGAGTTGGAATCCATAGATATTCATGAACATAGAAGACTATTGGCTGAGAATCCTGAAAAACTTGATACAACTACACATATTGAAAGTGCTGCTACTTGGAAAAGTGAGCAAGCTTATGAACAATCAATGTACGACAAGTATCAAAGATTATTAGACTTAGAAACGCACGAATGTCCTACTTGTGGAGAAAATGTAAATATCGATTTTATCAAAGGACAGATGGCAGAGCATTTAAAAACGGTGGAATATTGTGAAAAAGAAATTGAGAAACAAACTAAGAAACTCTCAGAGGTCAAGAAGAAAAATACAATTCATGAATCAGCAAAAAAAGGAATCTCACATTGGGAAGAAACATACAGAAGTATTGACCAAAACCTAAGTAGTGACATTCCTGACGCTGAAGAGCTGAAGTACAGAATAGCTGAATTAAGTAATCAGTACAAGCAGTATCAAACTGATTTAAGAGAAGCTATTGACCACAACAATAATGTAGAAAGACATAACACTCGTATCGCTATTATTGTAGAGCAAGAAACAAATTTTGAAACTGAACTTGCAGAACTTATTGAAAATTTAGAAAAAGTAGAGGATAAGTTAGCAAGTGTTGAAATATTGAAAAAAGCATTTAGTACAAATGGACTACTTGCATATAAAATAGAGAATCTTGTAAAAGATTTAGAAGAACTTACAAACGAATATCTAGCAGAGCTTAGTGATGGTAGATTTAGTCTAGAATTTGTGGTTCTAAATGACAAATTGAATGTAATTATAGAAGATAATGGAAAATCAGTAGATATATTATCACTGAGTGCAGGAGAGTTAGCAAGAGTAAATACTGCTACACTTCTTGCAATACGTAAACTAATGAGTAGTATTTCCAAGTCTCAAATTAACATTCTATTTCTAGACGAAGTTACCAACGTTCTTGATGAATTAGGAAAAGAAAGATTGGTTGAAATACTGTTGAAAGAAGAAAATTTGAATACATATATAGTCTCCCATGGTTGGACACACCCACTCCTAGAGAAGATAGAAGTAATTAAGGAAGATGAAGTAAGTAAATTAGATGGTTAATTCACGACAAAAAGGAAATAGAGGTGAACAACAAGTAATCTCTATGTTAGAAAGAATAACACAAGAAAAATGGGAACAAACTCCAGGCTCTGGTAGCGGTAAAATAAAAGGAGACCTAAGAGTCCGTGGCAAACATAATATATTTTGTGTAGAAGTAAAGTTTTACAAAGATAGTGGCTTTAACTCAAAGATATTTACTCAAAAGAGTAATAACCTTTTTAAGTGGTGGAGCAAATTATGCAAACAAGCACAAGACATGGAACAAGAACCTTTACTCATCTTTCGTGAGAACTATGGTAAGTTCTTCGTTGCAACAGTACGAAGACCACAAAATACATTGCGATATATGCATATTGCCTGGCTGGGTGCATATATAACTCTCGCAGAACCCTGGCTAGAAAATGAGGAGATAAAGTTTACAAATGGCGACTACAATTGCGAACCTTGGAGCCCCTGCTCCGATTGGGAACTTGCTGATAGTTGATGGATTAAATGTAGCATTTAGATGGAAGCATCAAAATATACTTGATTTTAAGTATGACTACATTAGAACAATCGAAAGTCTAGCAAAATCTTACAAAGCAGGTACGATTATCGTATGTGCTGATGGCGGTAGCTCTTACAGAAAAGAGATATACCCCGAATATAAAGCAAATCGTAAAGAACGATATGCAGAACAAACTGAGCAAGAGGCAAAAGAATTTGAAATGTTTATGGCAGAATTTCAAGACACTCTTACTCTTATAAAAGAAAAATATCCAGTTTTTCACTTTCGAGGTGTAGAGGCTGATGATATTGCTGCCTATATTACAAAGAACTTTGACTTTGATGATTGCTGGTTAATTTCATCTGATAAAGACTGGGATTTACTAATCAATGACAAAGTTTCGAGATTTAGTACAGTTACTCGAAAAGAAACAACAGTACACAACTGGGATGAACACTATGATTTTGAAATAGAAGATTATATCACTTTCAAGTGTCTTACAGGCGATAAAGGAGACAATGTACCTGGAGTACCAGGTGTTGGTCCAAAACGTGCTGTCCAGTTAATGCAACAATATGGAACAGTATTTGACATCTATGACGCATGCCCTATAGACGGCAAGTATAAATATATTCAAGCGGTCAACGAAAATGCAGAACAACTTCTACAAAATGTTGAACTTATGGATTTACTAGCTTACTGTGAAGATGCGATCGGAGAGGAAAATAAAGAAGTTATAAATAAAACTTTACAAGGAAAATTCTAATGAAAATAGATTATAGCAAAGATAAATTACTGACAGAGTTCAGTTTTAAAACTCTTGAAGATCGATATCTGGTTGGAGATGAAAAATCTCCTCAAGAAGGGTTTGCACGGGCAGCCCAAGCTTTTGCAGATGATGATGAACACGCACAAAGACTATATGATTATGCAAGTAATTTATGGTTTATGTTCTCAACTCCTGTTCTCTCAAATGGAGGGACTAAGCGGGGTCTGCCAATCTCATGCTTCTTAAATTATGTAGAAGATTCAAGAGAAGGTATAACTGAACACTATACTGAAAATGCTTTTCTTTCATCATTCGGTGGAGGAATTGGAGGCAGTTGGAGTTCAGTTCGTTCACAAGGAACAAAAACATCAAAAGGTTCAGAATCAACAGGTGTAATTCCATTTGTAAAAGTAGTTGATGCAGAAATGCTTGCTTTTTCACAAGGAGTTACAAGACGAGGCAGCTACGCAGGTTATCTGCACATGTCTCACCCTGAAATAGAAGAATTTTTAGATATTCGTAAACCGACAGGCGGAGACAGCAATCGTAAATGTCTTAACCTACATCACGGTGTAGTAGTACCTGATAAGTTTATGGAAATTATACATAGAGCTACTAAAGAGGAAGGCTTTGATGACTCTTGGGAGCTAATTGACCCACATAGTGGGCAAGTAAAAAGTGTTGTTAGTGCTAGAACATTATGGGTAAAATTACTCCAAAACAGAATGGAAACTGGAGAGCCTTATATTATGTTTGAAGATGCGGTAAATGCAGATTTACCACAGTTTCAGAAAGATAAAGGATTAGTTGTAAATCACAGTAATCTTTGTTCTGAAATCACATTAGCAACAAATGAAGAGAGAACAGCAGTCTGCTGTTTATCGAGTGTAAATTTAGAGTATTATGATGAATGGAAAAATGTTCCTGCATTTATTCCAGATTTGATTCGTATGCTCGATAATGTGCTAACATATTTTATTGACAATGCACCTGAACAGATGGAAAGAGCTAAGTTTAGCGCTATGCGTGAAAGAAGTTTAGGTCTTGGTGCTATGGGATTTCATGCTTACTTACAGAAAAACAATATGCCTTTTGAGAGTGTATTTGCAAGTAGTGTAAATTATGAAATGTTTAAACACATAAAATCACAAGCACAAGCAGAGACAGAAAAACTTGCAGTTGAAAGAGGAGCGTGTCCAGACGATCATTCTTGTTCAGTAAGAAATGCTCATTTATTGGCAATAGCACCTAATGCAAGTTCTTCTATCATCTGCGGTAATACTTCTCCAAGTATAGAGCCTTTCAGAGCAAATGCTTTTACTCAAAAAACAAAGAGTGGCTCTTTCTTACAAAAGAACAAATTTTTAGAAAAAGTTCTAGAAAAGTACGGTCGTAATGATGAAAATACTTGGAAAAGTATCGTTACAAACAAAGGGAGTTGTCAACATCTTGAGTTTTTAAGTAACGAAGAAAAAGAAGTATTTAAGACTGCTGTAGAAATTAATCAGTCTTGGGTAGTAGAGCACGCGGCACAAAGACAAGAATTTATTTGTCAGTCGCAGAGTGTAAATCTATTCTTTCCACCTGATGTAAATAAGGGCGAGCTACATAATATACATATGCTAGCTTGGGCGAAGAATATGAAGACATTATACTATCTAAGAAGTGAGGCAATTTCAAGAGCAGATAATGTATCAAATAAAATAAAAAGGGAGATAATCTTTGAACAAGCAGATTGTCTAAGTTGTGAGGGATAGATGAATTTACTAGAAGAAAGAGATTACTATAAACCTTTTGCATATCCTTGGGCATTTGAGTTTTACAAAAAACAACAACAAATGCATTGGCTTCCAGACGAAGTACCTCTCCAAGATGATATCAAGGATTATAAAGAAAGATTAAGTCCTGATAACAGGCTACTGTTAGACAATATATTCAAGTTTTTTACTCAAGCAGATGTTGATGTATGTTGTGGGTATGCAAAGCATTATCTACCTACATTTAAACAACCCGAAGTAAGAATGATGTTAGTAAGTTACGCGGCAATGGAAGCAGTGCATCAAGAAGCATATTCTTTACTTTTGGAAACATTGGGTAAATCTGATGACCAGTATCAAGAGTTTTTTGAAATTCAAGAAATGGTAGAGAAACATGAGTATCTAACAGATTTTAATATGAGTACACCACATGAGATTGCTAAAACAATGGCAGTCTATAGTGGGTTTACTGAGGGTGTTCAACTTTTTAGCAGTTTTGCTATCTTATTGAATTATCCTCGACATAATTTAATGAAAGGTATGGGGCAGATTGTCACATGGTCAATAAGAGACGAGTCTCTTCATGTTGAAGGTCTATCTAAACTTTTCAGAACGTTTATTGCAGAAAATCCGTCTATATGGACAGATAAACTGAAATATGAAATATATTGCGCAGCTGAACGCGTTGTTGAATTAGAAGATAAGTTTATAGATGTTTGTTTTGATAAAGCAGATATACCTGGTTTGACAGCAAAAGAAGTTAAAGAATATATTCGTTATATTGCGGATAGAAGATTACTCGGGCTAGGAATGAAAAATATTTTTCATAGTACTGATAATCCACTTCCATGGATTGATATGCAAGTAAATGCAGTTGAGCATACCAACTTTTTTGAGAACCGTGCTACCGAGTATGCAAAGGCTAGTACACAAGGAAATTGGCAAGATATTTTTAAATAAGGAGAAAATATGTCGACAGAAAAAAATAATCCACAAGTACAAGAACAGCAAGAGCCTGTGTTGATGCTTGATGATAAAAAATATGTGATTTCTGAATTAAGTGATGAAGCAAAATATATAGTTGCTTGTCTAAATAGTTTAACTGCAAAAAGACAAAATTTGCAGATGGAACTTGATCAAGTACAAGTTGCTTCTCAAGGGTTTACAGACAGATTAAAAGAAGCTGTTGAGAATCCACCAGAGGACACAGAGGTCGTAGAGGCCGAATAACAAAAAGGGGCGTCAAGCCCCTTTTTTATATATAAAGTTGAAGTATTAAAATAACTAATATTGGATAAAGTGACACTATTATAAGTGCTTCTAGTAAAGAATCTTTTGCAACTCCCATTTTATTTAGTAAATAGGGAATCCATTCATCGGGCATCATACAAAATTCCAGAATACTAAACTATAACGAGTGCCTTCTTTAACTGGTAAAACTCCATGAGGAGTTCTTTCCTCGTCTTTACCTGATTGCGCAAGTTGTATTAAAGAACCTACTTTCTGTGGAACTACATCTTTTTCTACATGAAAATGCCCTCCTAAATAGTCATCATTCAAAGGAATCACCATTAAATCTTTTGCATATAAATCCGAATCTTTTTCATAACAACTAGAGTGCAGCATTCCAAGCCAATCTCTATGCCCTCTTACGAAGTCTCCTTCTTCGTATTTCATAACTTTAGTTCCTAAAACTTTTAATCCGTCCCAAGTATCAAATATATTTTCTATAAAAGATTCTTTTACCTGACGAATTTTATCCCCTTCTGTATTTAGAACTCCTTTATCACTAATTACGTCAGTGACTTCCCATTTATGTTCTCTATTAATTAGTTCTTCGCATTGTTTTTTAGTTAGCACATTATCAATAATTTTGTACTTCATTTAAAATCTCCCTTATTATCTCCCAGTTTTTATCTGGGTCTCCATAATCATTTGCAGCTCCTACGAACTCTCCGTTGTTTGGTCTCACTATTTTTGGAAATATTCTATGTCTATACTTTAGAGGGTACGGCCAAGAGAAATCAAATGTAACTCTAGTTACCGCATGTTCTGTAATAAGTTCCAAATCGTGATAGTCATTATATAGGTGAAACATACTTTCACCTTGCTCTAAAATTTTTCTGTCCATTTCATATAATGATACTTTTTCATGTATAGTAAAATTTCCACCATCTTTCCAACACTCTACCCATTCTTCTATATACTCTCCATTTTCATCTGGTTTTACATCATAAAGTATATTATCGTAACTTCCATAAATAGCTTCTGACATGAAATTTTCTCTATGTGTATGTACGAATTTTGCAATCGCAGGTATATACTTGT